CTCAGAAGAATAGAAGTACAAACAGCAATAAAAGGTATGTCATCATGTCCTTCGGAAACATAATATCCCACAAAAGCACTCCCACGTTTTTTAAATTTAATATTAGTCTTTCTCTTATTCTCAAATGTATCGACCCACTGTTCGACTATTGTTATCTTATCAGCTATGACTATAGTAGGTACATTGTAGTGTGTTACCAGTTCAGTACCTATAAATGTCTTTCCTGATCCTGTTGGAGATGATATTATACCAACTCCATCTCCATTGACTACCTTGTTAAACATATCTCTCTGCCAATCATAGAGATCAAGTGAAGTGTGCTGTATGGGGTAGGGAAATTGTTTTGGTTCTTCTCTCAGATCCTCTATCTCATACTCCTGTTTGAATAGAACTAGTACTCTTATGAGTGGTTTTATAAATCCATTGTGTGTGATGAAATCACCAAACTTCTCTGTGTATAATAGTTCAGAGCCATTCCACTCAGACCATTTCTGTGTCAGAAAAGCATTACTCTTGAACTTCTTTAACAGTGCTTTTCTTTTGAACTGCCAAGACTTAGCCTTGTATGATGCTATGTTATTCATTACAGATCGTATTAGTTGCGTCTGTACTTGTGATTCAGGGACAACCCTGAACATTGTATCCTCAATTATTATTTTTATCATTTTATATCCTCTCTTAGAACCAATCATCAAGTGATTGCATTCTCTTATCCGTTAAGAACTGATCTAATTTAATTTTTAACGGTATTAATATCTGTGACATAGAACTTATCAGAGCTTTCTGATAATATTTTATATCAACTCCATCAACATTACTCATCATCTCCAGTGGTACAGGATTGTTACCAGTATGAAGTACAAAGTCTATATAAGTATCCTTTGGTACAATCAGATGATCAGGTACTCTGTTAGCCTTGTCCTTTATCTTTGATCTTAGATATTGAGCAAGACTCTCTGCGGCTCTTACATGTTGACCCTTTACTTTGTATCTAAACAAGTCATCACCCAGCTTGACTGTCTTTTTTAGATCAAGTGGATTGAATTCTTTGTCATATAATTTGATGACATACTCATCAACCTTCTTTGATATACTATCTTTCATCTTATCGGTATCAGTGTATCCTTCTTTCATTATACTAATCACATCAGAGAAACAGTTACGAACAAACATGGGAGTGTTTGATTTCTTTCCTGTCATTCCTCTCACTACCACTGTACCCTCATTGTCTATGAGATAGTTTTTCTTGGCATGAATAAGCATCCACTCACCCTTGTAATCAATGCCCATCTCAAGTGATAGTTCCTCTTTAACCCATTTAAACAGAGTTTCTAAGAATTCATCGGAAGCATTGACAAGAAATATACTATCAGTATCACCATATATTACTCTCACTCCATGATCATTACAATATTTCTCCACTATCTTGATGTCTCTTCTTCCATAGGCTGTTGTTCCCTCTGCAATAGGTGAGGCATAATAGGGGAAGGCTTCGTTTCCAAGCACACCATATCCTGCATTGATAAGAACCTTCAAGGTCTGTTCTACAATACTGTATATGGGATTTTCATCTGCTTTCTCTTTGAAGTACATTACTCGGATGTCTCTGATGAATCCAATTAATGAAGAGATAAAGCCTTCCCTTTCAACACAGACATGATGGGGTAAACCCGGCATCTTGTTCTTCTTACAAGTCTCGTGTTCACAGTTGACTGTGCTGAAACAGAGGTTTCTCTGCTTTATTTCAGATGGATAGAGTGAGGCGAAATCTATACAGACAACCTTATTCCACCATCCAATTGACTTCAGTTTATATGGATCAAATACGTAAGCTCCTTTGTAGGACTTACCTGCGATGATTGATTTCGAGGCGACCTGTCCCAGCTTTGCCAGTAATGATCTATTCGGTTGCATAATTCCAGCATTATACATGATAGTATTCATTACTCCATGAAGAACAGCCGAAATCTTTCTTCGGTGTATGTTCTCAAAGGTCTTACCACTAATCCTCATAAACATGAAGATGAGGTCAAACACAATTCCATTATTGAATGTGCATAATTCATAGGTACGTTTAGCATCTATGTAGTTATAGTAGGCTAACTCATTTGCATTGAGTTGATTAATTCTCCCCTCAAACTTATACTTACTGACTCCCAAGAGAGCTTCTGTAATATTATCTAAACTATTTCTCACGTATTTAGATTTGAATGTATAGTTCTTGATAGATGGATTAGAAAAGAACGGATACAGATCAACAAGGAACTTGTTCTTTATACCCTTGATAACTGTGTTCTTTCTGTGATCCCATCTTCCCCATATTTCTCTGTTCCATTTGTGTAAAGACAATAGGTTAGCCCTAGTACACATGTATGGTATGTCAAACTTGTCTCCATTAAAAGTTATGATAAAATTTTCGGGTCTTTTTATGATAATTGATAAACATATATCCAATAAAACTTTTTCTGATTCAACTATCTGTAAATTAATATCTTCGGGCATGTCATACTGATATGATTTTGCTCTGACACTATCAGACAATGCTACGACTTTCGAAAACTTTTTTGCATATATTCCTATTGATGAGATAGGGTATCGTGCGGCGAATGGGTTTATGGCTCGTTTATAGTCATTATCCACCTCAATATCTATTGCCATGATATGATCAGACATATCAGGAAAACCTGTGAAAAATAAATCCATGAGTTTTTCATTGAGTGCATACTCAAGATATTTTGGTACTTTGATCTTGTCAATTACCTCTTGGATACCTTTACTATGTTTCTCTTTCAGCATAGTTACCTCACCACTTTTGGCTATACTGTAAGGCATACCCATCACCAAGCCAAAGTGATCTAGAAAATAATCCGCATACCTATGGTTGTGATTGAATATAAACTGATCGGGTATAATATTGGCTAAACCAGTACCATCTCTTGTGTTATAAAGATCCCATACCGTGTTTGCTGTCACCTTACTCACCTCTGTAATCTTAAGGGTAATTGGATGTTTCATCTCAACTCTCTCTACTGAAAGAATATTCTTCTTCCATGTATACTCATCATCATTCTTTTTCTTTAGGAATATCTCTTGTACATAGGGATCATTTAACATCTCTTCCTCTGTCATATAAGTGTAGAAAAATGGATATAAACCGAGCTTTCTTATTCTCTTCATATCTCCTGACTCTTCACTGAGAAATATAAGATCCATTCCATTAGACACTTCGGGTATGTGTTCTGTAGACATCAGTACCCATTTCTCTTCACTCATTGGCAATCCTCATCCGTTAAATCCAAGCAAAATTGCCAAGCAAGTGCTTCAAGTGTATCTATTCTGACCTTATCATACTCATTAGGCTCACCCTTTAATCTTATCTCTTTTAATTCTCTGTTAATATAGCGAATTAGATAACAGTCTATCATTTTGAATACACATCCTTGTATTTTTGACTTAGGTCTATACCTATACTCTCTCTATTCAATTCATTTGCAACATCAAGAGTAGATCCTAATCCCACAAAAGGATCAAGTATTGTATCTCCAACGTATGACAGTAGCTTCATACATCGGTATGGTAATTCATTTGGAAAAGTGGCGGGGTGATGTGGACTCTTAGTAGTGGGAAAATACCATACGTTCTTGGTATACTCCATAAATTCCTCTTTACTGATGTCACTCTCACCCCTATTTAGTTTCTTCCACTGTGATTTGTAGGCAAACAATATCAGCTCTCCATACGATCTGATTGCTGGTGATGAGGCACTCTTCCAAGAACCCCAACCTGTGTTATTACCAGTAAACACTTGTTCACCCATGCTAGACTTGATCCATACAATATAGGTATATAGATTCAAATCACACGCTTTCAACACCTCATTGAAAAACATCATCACATTCCCATTGAGACTAGGTATGTGCATGGGTATATTGATTGCCAATCTGCCATCGGGTTTCAACACTCTCCTTACTTGATTGAATACTCCACACATTTCGGTGTAATATTCATAAGGTTTAAGACTATCATTATAATTATCATAATCTTTATTCATGTTGTATGGTGGTGAAGTAATGACGAGATCAACGAACTCTCCATGCTCATCAAACAACTCTTCGAGTACATTTTTTGAGTCACCGACAATATATTTTCCGTATGGCATAGTTCTCTATAGCTCCTTATTATTTAAATAGTTTCTCATATTACCCTGAATAAAGGTAAACTTTTTTCCCATCTGTGTAGTGAAATATACCAAAGTACTCAAATGCAATGGGATTCACTGTACTTAGTGCTTTAAAATCTGACCTGTTTAATCTCAACGATCTCTTCAACTGGTTCAGTGTAAACTTCCTGTCATCCTTCTTCTGTAGGTACATGGATGTTCTTATAACTATGGCGGGTGTTATTATCTTGTGTTTAATCCATAACTTAGCCATGTGTGGTAGTATATACTTGCGTGAGTTATTATACTGTAGGTATGTTATGTGTGGTATGGATACATCATCATCCATCTGTATGATACTGTCAAGTGTCTCCTTATCTATACCCCAAGTATATACTATTGATCTCTCTGAATTATCAGGAGACTTTGATCTGCCTATAGTCTGATAGAAGGTCTGATGTGCGTTCATTTCCTCAAGAATGCCACTCAATTCAGTCACACTCTTATCTCCATGTAATCCAACCTCATGATAGTATGATGCTAACCAAAGAAACGATCCTTTTGGCGGGTAAGGAGCACAAATAACTATCTGTATTCTTCTATCACTCTCTACTCCCACTGTCTTATCACTCCTGTAATATGTGAGATCAATGTCTGATGGTATTATTTTCTTTATCATTGCATCTTTGATATACCAGTATATCTTACGAGAGTTTGGAAGAACAACCATAACATTTCTAGAACCATGTGTACTGCATACAAGATTGATGGTATCAATAAGATCACCAAGATAATCATTCCTACTACCTGTGAAAAATCTGAAAGGATATATACGTCTGTTATCTGCTATGACCAACTGATGATCACTTGTATTTCTAGGATCACCTATGACATATCTTTCAAAAGTTACCCCGAATAGTTCTGACATCTTAATCAGTGGCATAGTGGCATCAGTAACTATAATCTGCTTACCACTACTCCTGTTAAACGGTCTGATGAATTGTCTTGCGAAGTTTACTATGGGGGCTGTAGCTATACTACAATCAATCTTCCTCTCATACGTTGGTATGTTCTGAACCCACCAAAAATCATTGAGTAATAACAATAGGATAGCTTCTACATTCTTGAGATGTATGTTTCTATCCTTAGCAAAGCTCTCAACTACGCTATACAGTGAACTAAAATTAGCCTCAACATAAGAGAATAGATTGAAATCCAATGGTGATTCCATCCTTTCTATCCAAGCCTCATCAGTGAACTTTCCATCCTTCTCCCAATCAAGAACTATGTTACTGTAATCCTCTTTGAATATCTCTAGAATTGAGATGAGTTTTCTTGATGTCTCTGTTGTACTGTGTGATAGTATTGTAGATATTTCATCGCTCAGATCATCCATAAGATTAGATGTGTTACCATCATCATCCAATTGATAGAGAGAGATACCACTTGAATTCTTCTGTGCGAACTGTGAAATCTCATCAAGAAATACCACATCAAAAATAGATTGTAACTGTGATATTATACTGTCATCCTCACCCAAACTCAAAGCTCGTAGCTTATCATAGGTTATAAATAATATATCAATGTTCTCAAGATTTTGAATCACGGATTGGTATCCACATTTTCCAGTACTCCTATATAAAGATCGACTGTCAAAGTTATCTATAGATGCCCCCGCAACAGGTAATGGTATTCCCTTAATATCTATGTTGGGAAATTCTATGAGTTCATCAACATAGTCACACACTGTATCCTCTGTTATACATGATGGTTTGAAGTGGACTTTCAACTGATCATAGGCAAGTTTCTCTCCACCCCAGCTAGGAGTGGAATCTAATTTATCTTTGAGTAATTGCTTATCGAGTACAAGTTTCAGACATCCCTTCGCATTTGATGTGAGTAATGCTCCATTAATATCCTTACCATATAAATCCTTGACAAGCCACATAGCATTGGCGAATGTCTTTTCTCCTATGGCATTGGTTGGAGACACAGCCAATAATTTCTTACCCATCTGAAAACACTCCTTGATGAGTGTTGTTGTAACTCCTGCCCTTGTAGTCTTAATAATCTCAAAATTCTTTTCGGGTTGTGATAGTACATCCCTTATTCTTTTCCCCATCTCTTTGAATGATCTTCTCTGTTCCACATCATCAGTACCATCAGTTGATTGTTTTCTAGTCACCTTCATTAGCTTCTTAGGTTTCTGTCTCACTTGGGATGATAGACAATATACCCTCTTACATATAGTGTAATCCTCTTCCTTACAAGCATAGAACTGTGATCTGCCATCTTGCATTTTACTACATGATGGGGGCATGTCAGGTGAGTTTGGATCACCATAGAATAATGGTGTATATCTGTGTAGATTTGAGCGATTTTGTGGAGAGTTATCTTCCTCATTATTCACCTTGAATCTTATAAATGTACCAACATCAGAGGGTGTGAACCCTTTAGCTCCGAAGTATCTTGTTAACGATACTCTTGCCCAATGCCTATCTATTGGATCAATATAATTTCTCTTCATACATGGTGGAGTATCCTTGACATCTCCTGTAATTAGATTCTCCATATCCTCAGTAGTTTGTGATTGACTTGGTGATAGTTCTTCATGTGGTTCGGGTACATCTATTTTATATTTAAAATTTAAACGAGATGGAATGCGTGATCGTGATGATTTCCTTATATCATCCACTGTATCAAGCATGTTCTCAAATGCAAATGGTGGGGTTTTATAGTAGTCTATCTTTATGTTATGTAGATTAGCACTCTCGAAAGTCTCTTCATAATTGTATGTTCCATCAGTGTTCTTGATAACAGGAACACAATGATATATCTGTGAGAGTTTATAGTATGGTGAGTAAGGTACTCTGAATAGCCTAGCTCCCAATCCATTGACCATTCTCAAGTCTATTTTGAGTAGGACACTGATACCTTCCTCTCTAATTATTCTAGTCAGATCATTGTTCTCTATGTGCCATCCATCACAACTCTCTTTGGCACTTGCATGGGTCTTGCGTTTACTACACTTGGGTATGATACTATCCTTACCCTCTTCCCATAACACAGACAGCATGGCTTCCTTTGGTATAGGTTTCTCATATCTCTGTATCAGATAGAACCCTGTTCCACTGATATATTCCATGAACTCATAGTCATTATCTCTTGTCCACTTCTCAAAGTATTTCATTGCTGTTTTAATTTTTAATCTTCTTAACTCATCTTCTGTATAATATTTAGATACTGCTTCTTTATTTAATATATCGGTATCCACATCCATAATAAACATGGTGTGGTCATATCCCTCAACCGTTCTAAAAAATGGTCGAGAGTGTAACAATGCTCGGACATCTGTTATCCAAGCGTTTATTTTCTCTGTACCCTGTGGAGTACGAGTGGCATTAGCATATTGATTTGCTCCAGCCAGTATGTCTCTGCTTACATCTTCTATGAATTCAAACTTCTCAGAAATAGATAGTGAGGTCAACATACTTGTATAGAAGATTATACTATTTAAGAATATTTATAGAAAGTTAGACTTTTGTATATAGTCAGTTAGACTCGCTTGGTTCAAACCATTGGTTCAAGCCTTCTTTTCCATAATCATCCGTTTGTTTCAGATACTTTTTGAGTACGTTGGTAACATCAGTTCCAATAAATTTACGTGTCATGAATGCTCCGCACTTATAACACTTGACTCTCTGAGCCACGTTACCCTCAAGTACATCGTTGCGATAGTAGATGACATCTCTTGTCACTCTACAATCAAAATTACTACATACAAAGAGAGAATTTAAAATTGCAGGAATATCAACCTCATCATCTTTCCACGTTACTTTATCAGTACGTTGTCTAATGGCAAAGGACATTATCCTATCTTGATCTCTCTCTTTGAACTGATCTAATCTCATCTTATCTTCACAGCTTCAAGTATATCAGTGAACTTCGTCTTATCATCAATGACTAGAGAAGTCCTCAGTCCCTTCCATTTCCTCACCATACCATAGATAGACTCTTTTGGTGTGGCGGGATTTCTTCTCTCAATCCATATCCATTCAGAGAAGTGCTTCCTTCTATTAACAGGTATAATGGCATCCATTCTTCCTGTTGGTTTATCATTAAAATATATCTCCTTAATATCAGACGTTACAATGAAATGTGTATTAGGTAGATTCAAAAATGGTTTGAGAAACTTGAGATAAACCATGCTTCTTGGGTGTCCATAATCATAGGGCATCATCTTCTCAATGTTGCGTTTCTTCTTGTAGTCTGCTATATACATCTCTTCAAGATTATCATAGTTATCTACTACAATACATCCAATACTAGGATCTTTCTTTTTCTCATTCAATGCCCACACAACACTTGCTTCTGCAAATTTGGGGCTCTGAGTGATCTGAATGGCATATCCATCCTCTTTCCTCATAATTATCCTATCTTCGAACTCCTTGAATTCATCAAGGTCTATATTCTCAGTGATATTAGACACTGTATCAGTAGCCAATATCAACATCTTCTTACCATCCATACATTCATTACGAAACATATCTAGGTATCCATAGGTCTTTCCTGTGTGGGTTTCCCCTGTCCACAAGCTAGTGTAAATCTTACTCATCTTTATCCTCTTTCTCCAAAGTCAATTTTTTCTTGTGACTCTCACAATTGATATTAGAGCAACGAAATTGACCTCTTAATGAACTACTCTGAACATAGGGCATTTCTACTGAACCACAGTATACACATGCTCTTAATTTTCTAGAGCCCATAGTCATCTTCCTCATCACCTGAAAAGGTAATGGTTACTCTTTGACTCGTCATACCCTCTATGAATATCATATCTTTTATATCTTGCGGAAGCGACTCGGCTTTTCTCTTAGAAATAAGTTTTTTCGTTGCAGTCTTAGATGTGACATTTACTTTAAAAACATCGTTCCCAATTGATCCACCATCTTCATCCACTAAGTCCAAGATACGATCTCTGATCTTCTTATTATATACCTTCTTCATAGAGTTATATTTATCCCTAGTTTCAATAAATTCCTGCATAAATGAGAAAACCTCATCTCCGCCTAGTATAGCCATTATTTCAGCTTCACGCATTTAAAATTACCTCTTGTGATTTATGACGAACAGATGTTAAAATTGCATCTAAATGATCAATAGTATTCTTATTTTCTAAATACATATTAGGATCAAATTCTACTGCCAAAGCTATCTTTTTTGTCTCACTTTCATTATAATTATCTTCTATATCAATATCTACTTGTACTGTTATTCTCTTTATTCTTGTCATCTTGTTATCACCAATATATCATTACATTCTGTACACAGAAATGTATCTCTACCCTGTCTTATTATATGAGGAAGGGTATCAGCCTCATCTTGATTCTGTGGATGTGTGTGTCCTTTATACTTCTTCAATATATCATCTCCATGATAAGTTGTACCGTATCATCTATAGATAAATTAGATATTACCTTATATCTATACGATTTTGCAATTTCTTTAAACAATTCCGAAATAGCAGTAATATACTCCGTATCTTCCTCATTCCATTTTTCTCGAAACTCATCATTTCTCGATCGTATTCTTTTTATAAGAGTTTCAACATCTGCATCCAAAATATATATCTTGGCATCTACTCTTTGTTTGTTCTTGATATACAAATCTTCCTCGATTAATCTTGATGTGTATATATCAATATCAATTAAATGACGATCTAATAGAATATAATCAAAACTATTGTTTTCCAATAATGTATCAATTAATATCTCACGTATTAATATCTGTTTCTTGAACCATATCTGAAACTCAAGTGTTTCAATGGGTATATCAGGTCTGTAACTCATTTCAGGGAATACATATACTGATCCACCTGAATTCTCTAATCTACGAGCTAAATGAGTTATAACGGTTGATTTTCCTGAACCATGAACTCCTGAGATGTAAACTACTTTAGTGACTTGTATCACCCCATGTTTTTACTCTATGACAATTAGAACATAGAACTCTACATTTAGCTACTTCATTTTTCAATCGTTCCATAGAACTATGACGGAAACGTGCTACGTTTGATGTTTTAGTAGTAGGATCAATATGGTCAAAATCAAGAGCTACTGCATGTTCTTTGTATCCACAATTTTCACAACCTAATCTTAATTTAATTTCATTGATATAATCAAGATTTCTTTTTAATAATTTTTGTTTATTGAGCTTTCCTTTCACCTTATATCTCTCGTATTGGTTTTTACGTTGCTTTGCGGCTTTTTCAGGATCTTCAGCTATAAGTTCTCTACGCCTTTTCTGTATTTTTTCTATATTATTCAAATAATACTGTCGTTGACGTATTTGATCTTTTGTTTTAGTAGTCATCATATTACTCATATATATTCACCTATATAACTATTTGGCTCTCTCAATCTCCAATAATCTATCCAAGTACCATTTAGCTTTCTCAAGGTCTTGCATCTGTTTTCCCTTATGTTTAGCCCTCATTACATACTTAACTATATTACCCTCATAAAAGCCAAGTTTCCAATCGTCAATAATATCTATAATTTCCATTTTTCCAATGTTGTAGTGTTTTGGGTGATCTACCATACTCATTTTATCATCTTCCTGTTCTTGTGCTAACATATATAATTCATAATCCTTAAGATTACTCAAGGTATTATATACCTCTGTTTACCAAGATCATAATCCGTTCCATGAGTCATCCCATCAAATCCGATAATTAATCCTAAATCACTTTCCATCAATGCCATCATCCACTCATCAAAAACTGCTTGGATATACTCATTATCTATTTCCACAATAAAGTTATTAACTATATCAGCATATCCTCTTCTTAATGCCATAATATCTTTACTTCTAGCATCATTCTCTCTCATTGTTTTTTCATTGACTGTGTACCATCTCGCAGGATTTCCTCTGATTATGGTGAATGGTGGCACATGTTCTTTAACAATAGTGAAGGGTTCAATATGGACATAATCACCAATTATGACTCCTTCTTCTATAATAACATGGTCACTGATTGTCGTATGTTTTCCTAGTATCATAATATTACCTTCTATATTTACCAATATCAGAGAGTATTCTATTTATTATCATCTCATCTGATTTGGTAACTGATGGAAAGAACTCTTTGAATAACAGGTGTTCTTTCAATAGACTAAAGTTAGTTTTTCCTGTCATTCTTGTAAGGTCAGTCAGATAATCTTTCCATTCATCTAACTCACTCTGTATAGTCTCTTTGGAATACACAATTAAATTACCTCGTTGTTATATTTAAACTCTTAGTTAAGTCATTAATTAATTGATTAGTATATAATTTATTTTTATCTATGGTCTAGAACTAAGTATATACCCGAAGAACGAAGCCAATCCAAAGGGGTATCAGATTTCCTATCAGGTTGAAATTTAACCATTTTGACTATACCAATAACTTTTGTAGTTGCCAAGTAATCTGACAGTATCATTGATAATTCTTCGGGGTCATCATCTGTTCCCTCTAAGAATTCATCAATGTTCAGATCAACCTCTTGATCTCCAAAGTGTTGATTATAGAATCTAACCTCAAAAAATACCTCTCTTTCAGATGACTCTTCCTCATCACCTTGAAGTCTGATAAACATACAGGTATGTTGTCCAATACCACTCAATTTCTGTGATCTGATGTCCTCAAATCCAACAGTCGTAATTGGATACTCTTCAACAACATTGTTGTTTGAATCATACACAACAGTTCCGTCTGCATTTTTCTTGACAGATGGGGGTTTTGTATAATCATAGTCCATTATAGGTACTGGAGCTATGTTTCTTATAGCCCCCTCTACAACAATGTACTCGTAGTTATTGGCATGAAATGGCTCAACCTGATGGGTTGTAAGTGCTAGTTCGTGCATAAGTTTAAGAAGTGTCGGATACCCTTCTGTATCCGCAAATTCCTCGATGTCACCAACATTCTTGTAAACGACACCCTTAGATTCATTATTAACGAATTTTACGGTATACCATATACCACGAACCAATCCGTCATCAAATCCCTTTGGTCTTGCTCCAAAAATATCTGCTTTGCGAAACTCTGCAACTCCCTCATCATAGGTAATAAACACCAAATCCTGTTTCTTGGGAATTCTATTCTTATCCTTCACATTTGTCCAGTCAGCTCCACCTACATATATTCCTGTGAACTCATCAACAATAACCAATGATTTAACCCGCTTGATCTCTCTCCAAACGGTTCTAACATCTCTCAAAATCTTATTGTATGCTAGAATAGCATTAGCTCTGCTAAAATAAGTAGGTGAATCAAATACACTACCAATTGTATCTATAAGCTGTTCTTCAAATCCCCATTCTGCATCGCTATCAAAAGCCTCTAATAGAAGCTCATCTTCAACTGCTTGTTCTCTTAATTTCTTAATAATGATAACAATGAAGTCATCTCTACTAAGTCCTGATTCAGAAAGTTTTACCTTTTCATAATCCTCAAAATTTAAACTCATTTTTGATCCTCGTAGCTTCAACACTACCCCATTTATTTCCCTTTACTCTTATAGGCACATAGTGTACGACTTATTGAGCTGAACTAACACTCGGTTAATTCAGATGTCGGGAATCTCTTTCCTATAAGAGATATTTAGAGTAAATGGGGTTTAGTTATCCGCTAATCAATATAAACATTAATGTTATTTATAGTTATTTATAGTTATATGTAAATTAAAAATTTTTTTTCTGAAAATTGGTAATAAATCCAATTTTTGCTTTTTCGGGTAATCTCATGGAAGTAGAAAAGTAAATATTTGCTGATATTGGATATAATAACTCTCCTTCCTCGTTTCTTGTCACTGGATTATGATTTTTCTCAATTGTAATGTGTGTTTGTGGTATTGTACCATAATTGGTGAATTTGGCGGTTGAATGCCACTCCATCAGAAAAATATCATTAAGATCCCCAAATACTATAGCCACATCAAAAAATACTCTGTACATCTTATTATAACTCAGTAGATATTCTTTATCCATCTGTTGAACTTGACCATAGTTAAAATCGGGAGATACTCTCGCCTCTGTTTCCAACTCATCATGATGGGTATCAACATACCCAATATCATGCTCTGTAAAAATGTATGGAACTTTCTGTGCATATTTTTGTAGAAGGGGATCATACTCCTTGATGTCTAAAATTCTTAGGGGTTGTCCTACAACACCATCTCTAGTCAGATCAAAGGTGTTTTCTTCATAATTATACCTATAAAACTTCATTCTATCATATCTCCTATAAATGATTGTAAATGATTTTTCTTGACACCATTTGCATTAATAATCTCATACTTCTTCTCATATTTTCGTGTGAATAACTGACACCTTCTGAAATGATCTATATAGTGGGGAGTATCAAAAGAAGCTACAATATACTTCTCATCTATTATAAATGATGGAATTAATATACCTCTTGTAGCAGGTTGAACCTTCACATTGTCACCAAACATTTCATATAAAACATCATATATATCTTTAGCTCTGAGCTTTGTAACATACAATGATTTGGCACTCAGGGGATCATCATATTCAATGCCTTCCCAAAGCAATAACTTATCATATATGTATGGGTCAGGAACTATTGGAATATGTGGAGTATATAGCTGTCCATACCCACCATAGAACATCCTATCAGGAAATTCCATAAATGAACCAATGATAGAGGTATCAATATACTTCTCCCAAGTTCCAAACCTCTTCCTTATAGTAACAGGAGATGAGAAATGATTGGTGTGAAACAAGAAGTCATAATTACTTGGCATATACTTGGCGTTTCTGAAAAAATCTTTGGCTTGATCCATTAACTCTTTGGTATCCACTCTCTTCATTCATTAAGCACATCCCTAGACAAATCATTCTCTTTGTCTTTTGTAAATTTGGTTTGAATTACTGATTCAAATACCACATCATTAACAACTCCATTATCATCAACCATTCCGTTTCCTATAACAGATACCACTGTATCATCATCAAATTCTATAAAACTATCTGTATCCCCATATATTAATCTTCCACCAATATGTGTTGGTGGTCTAACAGGGGCATCACCCTCTGCTATCATTTCAGCTCTTTCTATTGATTCTTGTGTTCTACGAAGATGTCTTGCCATAATCCCATCATCAGTTATTATTTCTTCTACGTTATGTTCTTCTGCCATTTCTAACAACTTCTTATATATTTCTAATTGTGTTCTTCTACCCGAATTTCTAGGACTCACTACAATCCTATGAGTTGGTTCATCTCCATGATTCATCATCTCTTTTTGCCATAAATCCATTGCTTGTCTTGAAATGGGATCACCATACATAAACTCAGCAAATTCTTTAAAACTGCAATCAGAACGTAATGACATCTTTCCCATCATCCGAGATTTTTATAAATACTCGCCTCATATCTTCCAAGTCGGGTGTCTTGACTATGAGTTTTTTACTATGTAGATTCATGAGAACCTTCTTCATGGTATGTTTACTGATACCATTAACTTTAAAATCCATGTTAGCAATCTTTTCTTTACGTTTACTAAGTTTTATAAGAACTCTCTGTTCATGGTTGTTTAATTCCATTATACATGCTTCCCTGCATTCTTTTCCATCCACTCAATTAGTTGTGGATTATTATATAACCAAGCAGTATCAATAATTGCTTTCATAAGATTCTTGACTCCACCCTTGATTCCTGACTGTATAGAGTGAATATGTTTCTTATCCATACTATCCATGATTTGACTGTAACTCTGCCCTGCTGATACTCTTGTGAGTATTTCTTTCTGATTGCCTTTCAGTCCTATAACCTTCTTATCCAACGCTATCTTGTAGAGCTGTTTAAACACAAGAACTACCTCTTTAGGCATTTCTGTTCCGAATAGATGATATGCTTCATCTTCCATAATCATATATAGTCATCATATATTATAAAGGTTATGTTATACATAAAAGGGATTTGCATTATCTTTTTCGTCTTTTTCATCATTAAACTTCTGAATTAAATCTCCTACTAGATAGAGTTGTTCAGAATTCTCTTTAAGATATTCCATAACAACAGCATATTCGGGAGAAAATGAAAAACCCATTTTATTAGAAATGGCAACGACTAGACTTCCCATGTTAAGAATAAACTCCTTTGAATTTATATACTTGTATGGATCAAAATTAGCCAGTAATTGAAATCTATCTTCGGGTTGTGCTGTATCTTTTAAAACTGCTTCGGGATTATCTTCGAGATTGCGAACTGATACCACAAAATTAGCCATCTCATCCATCATCTTGACAAGAAGGTAGTAGTCCAAAGAAGTCTTTTCATTAGTCATTACATCACCTATATTTTTACTACTTAAAAAGTATAGAGATATGGAGTTTTTTATTTTAATAGAAATCTTTATATTGTTTGATGTACTATAAAAAGATAATGACTAGTCAATCTCTTTCCTTCCCTAGTGGTACTTGTATCATCATACATCATAAAGGAACTTATTCGGGTTCTGCGGTGGTATCTTTTGATAATTTATCAAATCCAGCATTTTTGGATAGTAACACAGTTAAAATAGAACTCATGCAACCAACAAATAAAAATGAATTATATAATGGTTCAATTGAATATATAGAAAATAATGTATATAGACGTTTTAAAATAGTAAGATAAAAGGTGAATAAGAGGATATGGTAGTCCTCTTAAACTACTCCCTCTCACTTTAGCCCATCGTAAACTCCCCTAATCCCATGCCTTCTGAATTCATTGCTAATGATCATTTCAAGATCACCGCCACTAAATTTCCATATTTCTTCTGCATCATTTAATATATTCTGAATAATTTTTACTTGATCAACATCATCAGGTCTTGGATAATAGTTTTCCTTTATAATCTTGGCAGGATTACCATAAGCCAATGCTCCCGAAGGTATATCTTTAGTGACCATAGAACGAGCCCCTATTACTACATCGTTACCTATGGTCACATCGGGCATAACCAATGTTTCTGTTGGTAGCCATACCCTATCACCGATTGTCACTGGAGCAAATTTAACTGGAAACCCCTCTAATTCAGAGTTCCATGCTCCATGAGTGTAAATGCTTGACCTTGCTCCTAATCCCACTTTATTTCCTATTGTTACAGCTCTTGCTGTGTTTACTATGGAATACTTACCGAAATGACAGTCATCACCGACTCTTAGCTTTGAAA